CCCGGATCTCCCGGATTGGGTGGTTCTGGAACTGCCAATCAAGGTTATAAAGGCGGTAACGGAAAAACTGATAACGCAACTTATCGAGCTGGTGGCGGTGGTGGTGGCGCTGGGGCGGCGGCTGCTGACGTATCTTCAAACCCACCAACCGCCGGTGGTGTTGGTGTAAGCAGTAGCGTTAATGGATCAGCCACATTCCGAGCCGGTGGTGGTGGCGGTGGTGGAAACGGAGGCGGCGCAGGAGGCGGCGCTGGCGGCAATGGCGGTGGTGGTGCTGGATCAACTTCGGGAACTGGAACTGCTGGAAGCACAAATACAGGCGGCGGCGGTGGTGGTAGTCAAAATGCTACAAATGGCGCAAATGGCGGTTCTGGAATTGTAATTGTTAGATATAGGTATCAATAATGGCACACTTTGCAAAACTTGATGAAAACAATGTAGTGCTTCAAGTCAACGTAGTTGACAACGAAAATCTACTTGATTCCAATGGCATTGAACAAGAAGAAGTTGGTATTGCTTTTTTAGTTCAATGGTCTGGTGGATACGCCAATTGGAAGCAGACTTCTTACAACGGAAACATTCGTAAGAATTATGCTGGAATTGGATATGTATATGACGCAGTACGCGATGCGTTTATTCCTCCCAAACCTTATGAATCATGGGTATTGAATGAGGACACTTGTACATGGGAATCGCCAGTTCCTTATCCTGAAGATGGAAATTATTATGTTTGGGATGAAGCAACGACAAGCTGGGTAGAATCATAAACAATTGTTTGTTAATAACCAAAAAAATGGCTTGATATGTTTACTTGGAAAATCTTAGATGTTTTTTCAGAGGATGGGCAGATAACGAAAGTTCGCTATCAGGTCACGCATGAAAATGTATCAACTGAAGGTTATTGGGTTTTTCGAGAAAACAGGCAACATTGCGAATTATCTGAGGTGCATGAGCATTTATTGACTCATTGGTTGCATTTAGACATGGCAGAGACCAAAGACAAAATTCAAGAAAACCTTGAAAAACAAGCTGCCAAAACGGAAACATCTGGTTTGCCGTGGAAAGTAGAGACCTTTAAGGTGAAGTTATGACCCAGCCCATAGACATTATTAGCCGCGCTCTAAAAGACATTGGGGCGCTCGAAGCTGGCGAGACCCCAGCCCCAGCGGATGCCCAGGACGCATTCGATATGCTCAATGACATGATCGATCAATGGTCGAATGAGCAGATGATGGTCTATTACAAGACCGAGATTATTTTTACCCTGACCTCTGGACAGACTCAGTACACCATTGGACCAGGCGGCCAAATTGGCGGAACCCTGACCGGATCAATAGCTGGAACTACCCTAACGGTTACCGATGTGTCTGACGGCGCTATTGCCCTGGGCATGACTTTGTCGGGTTCGGGTGTGGCGTCCGGTACAAAAATTACCAGGTTTGGCTCCGGTGCGGGCGGCAATGTTAATTCGGACGGAACTTATACGGTTAACATTTCCCAGACGGTGGCCAGCACTACCATTTCGGCCTTTTACGAAAGGCCACTATCAATTAATTCGTCATTTGTGAGAGTAAACACTAACTCCAATGGCCAGCCCATATTGAACGGCGGCCTGGATTATCCGGTTGCTATTTTGAACCTGGAAAATTACGAATTAATTGGTTTAAAGACTTTGAATGGTCCCTGGCCGAGGGCTCTTTACTACCAGCCAGGCGAGACCCTTGGAACAATAACTGTCTGGCCAAACCCATCGCAGGGCGAAATGCATATTTTTGCTGACACCTTGTTTCAAAGGTTTACATCAATTAATGACGAGATTGTGATTCCCCAGGGCTATTTAATGTGCTTGCGCTGGTGCTTGGCCGAGCGGCTAATGCCCATGTACGGAAAAGCCAGCCCAACCCAAATCCAAATGATCAACGGGTTTGCTAGTCACGCCAAATCGACCATTAAGCGGACCAACATGAAACCCATGCAAGTGGCTAGATTTGAGGACACTTTGATTGTTGGCAAGAGAGCCGATGCAGGCTGGATTTTGACCGGAGGTTTTTGATGCCGGACTTTGGATTCGTTGGCGCGGCATACGAGGCGCCATCGATATATCAGGATGCCCAAGAGTGCATCAATTTCTATCCCGAGGTGGACCCAACCAAGGCCCAGGGAGAGCGCGGCGTTGTGGCGTTATACCCAACACCAGGGCTAGAAACTGTTGCTATTTTGCCAAATCAAGAAGAAGTGCGAGGCATTCGAACCCTGTCTGGCGGCACCCAGGTTGTCACCGTCTGTGGTGATTTTGCCTATGTTATGGAATCGGACTATACGCCCAAAATGATTGGGCAACTCAACACCGCAACGGGAGTCGTTGGGATTGTGGATAACGGCGTCAATGCCTACATTGTGGACGATAGCTACCGTTACACCTGGTTTATTTCTAATCCATCATCTGCCATTTTTACCGGATCAATTAGTAGCACAACCCTTACCGTTACTTCTGTTCTAAGTGGAACCATTGCGGTGGGACACGCTATTTTTGGCCAGGGAATTGCCCAGAACACCGTAATTACTGCTCTAGGAACTGGGTCGGGAGGGGTTGGAACTTACACGGTTAGCGACTCGCAGACGGTAACATCAACCACAATTAACTCGGTTTCGGCTCCTGCAATTGTGACCGGAGCTATCTCTGGCACAACCTTGACCGTTAGCGCGGTGACCAGCGGCACTCTGAAGATAGGCCAAACGATTGAAGGCACAGGGGTGACCGATGGAACTATTATCAAGGCTTTTGGTACAGGTTCTGGTGGTGCTGGCACTTATACGGTCAGCGCCTCCCAAACCGTCTCTAGCACAACGATATACGCCTTAAACTGGACGGTCCTACCATCAACCGATGGCGCCTTTGAGGGCGGCGGAACGGTGGATATTACCGACAATTACTTTGTTTACAATAAACCAAACTCTCAGCTTTGGGCCGCATCTGACCTACTGAGCCCAATTACGGACCCCCTGTCTTTTGCTTCTAAAGACGGATCTCCAGACGACCTGGTTTCAATTATTGTTGACCGGCGAGAAGTTTATCTTCTTGGCGAAATGTCGTCCGAGGTGTGGATTAATTCCGGCGCGGTCCCGTTCCCATTTACTAGGATTCCAGGAACCTCAACCCAACAGGGAATTGCGGCTCAATGGTCCATGTCTCGAATGGGTAACTCTTTTGCGTATGTCTCCAAAAACAACCGAGGCGAGGCCATGGTTGTGCGGATGAACGGGTACTTTCCAGAGCGGATCTCAACCCACGCGGTTGAGACCACCCTAGTAAACCAAAATGTCTCTGACGCGGTCGCCTGGACTTACCAATTAGAAGGTCACGAAGTTTATGTGGTTTCGTTTCCAAGTGTTGGCGAAAACGGCCTGACATGGGCCTACGACAACACAACCGGCCTTTGGCATAAGTGGTTGTATAGAAACAATCAAAATCAATTTGAACGCCACCGGGGAAATTGCTGCGCATTCTTTAACCAGCAAGTATTGGTTGGTGACTACGAAAACGGCAAAATATACCAATTAAGCCGGAACTATTACACGGACGATGGCCAACCAATTCGCAGAATCCGCAGGGCTCCGCACCTAGTATCTGATCTTCAAAGACAGTATTTCCATGAACTCCAAATTCAATTCCAACCTGGGGTTGGATTATCGACCGGCCAGGGAGAGGACCCGCAGGCCATGTTGCGGTGGTCTAATGACGGCGGATCTACCTGGAGCAATGAATACTGGACCAGTATTGGCAAGCAGGGCAAATACCAAAACCGCGCCATCTGGCGCCGGCTGGGATGGTCTCGAGACAAGATTTTTGAGGTGTCCATTTCTGACCCTGTCAAAGCGGTCATTGTGTCGGCCAACCTCAAGGCGGAGGCTGGAGAGAATTAATGTCCACCCCCCAAAATCAACGGATTCCTACTAGCCAGCTTGTAGACCAAACTGGCCGGCCAACTCGCGCCTGGCAATTGTTTTTTCTAAATTTATTGAACTTTTCCAGCGCCTCCACGGCAACGGCCGGTTCAGCTACCCTGCCTGCGGCCCCCGAGGGTTTTATTGAAATTACTGTCAACGGCGAATCCAAAAAGGTTCCTTACTACAACCCATGAATGAAACACATTTAGCACCCCTAGTTTTGCCGCCGGCCGCTCAAAAGTGGCTTTTGGACTTTTGGTCCGTTATTCAAGGACTAGACGATTGGCGCGATAATGATCCGGTCGAGCCAAGACAAAAGGAAAAGGTCATTTACCAGGTCATGGTGGAATTGCCCCAAAACCAATTTTTCCAAGCTCATTCGCACAACTTGTTACCTATTGTCAGCAGCTTAATTTTGAGGTGGATTGGTGCTAACAAACTAGAAGATAATAGAGAGCAATTACAGAAGGCTTATATGTGGCGGGCTGGTTATTACGACTTGGTTCTCGAGGTTGTGCGCCTGGTCCACGGGTTTGATGGGGCAGCAAATGCTGCGGAATTTGTCGCCAAACTATATGGCGAGACTTACGAAGATTATGTGAAGGAGTTTGAAAATGCCTGATCCAATAACCGGAACGATTGCGGCGGTATCGACAGTCGCCAGCGGGGCAATGGGTGCAAGTGCTGCCAAAAAGGCGGCGGCGACCCAAGCGGCTGCGGCCGACCGTGCCATGGCTCAAGAACGAGAAATGTTCGATATTTCGAGAGCAGACCTGGCGCCATATCGTGAGATTGGCCAAGTAGCACTCCAAGACATAGAACGGATGAAACCGTTCTTTACTTCTCAGTTTGGGCCGGATCAGTTTGAGCAATATCTGGACCCCAGCATGGAATTTCGCCGGCGACTTGGAACTCAGGCCACCGAGCGCCTGGCCAATGTGGGCGGCGGAGCATTAAGCGGCAACACTTTTCGGGCTCTTGATGAATTTGGCCAGGGCCTGGCTGGCACCGAATACGGCAATGCATTTAATCGATTCCAGACTGATCGCGGAAATATCTACAACTTATTGGCCAACATTTCTGGGATGGGTCAGCAGTCTGTCAACACAGGCGTTCAAGCCGGTCAAAACTTTGCGGCGCAACAAACAGGCCTACTTACGGGCCAGGGCGCTGCCCAGGCTGCCGGTCAGGTGGGCGCTGCTAATGCTTATAGCGGGGCTCTTGGCCAGCTTGGCAATTACGCCATGATGTATGGAATGCGTCCGCAACAGGCCCCAGCCGTAACTCCCGTAGCATCACTTGGCGGTTATGGCGGTTATGGCGGCATGGGCGGAGGCGCAACCGACATGGGTGGTGGAAGTGGAATAAGGTTGTCACCAGGACAAGTAGCCGGATTTGGAGCGGGTTAAGGACTAATCATGCCAATTAATATCAAACCAGAAATATCTCTTGGAATAAAACCTCCAACAGTAATGACGCTGCCCGAAATGTTGAACTTTGTGCGCGGCCAGCAACTGTACCAGCGCGAAAGTGAAATTTTGCCGGAACAAATTCAACAGTCGCGTATTCAAACCCAACAAGCACAATTTCAATTAAATAGAGAACAGACGGCCAACTTAATGGGCCTGGTTGGCGGATATCGTAACGACCCGCGGATTAGCAGCGGAGACCCCAATAAAACCCGCGAAGCAATGGAAGAAATCCGTGCCAAAGCTATTGCGTCAGGTCTTTCGGCTTCAAGAGTAGATGAATT